GGCGTTGGCGTGGTGCATGGTCAGTCCTCGGTGTTCTTGTGCATGTTGTTCGGGCAGGTGCGGCAGGCCTTATAGAGGCGCACGCGCATGGGGTTTGTGGGGGTAAACGCGCTGCGCTGGTGCTCGATGCAGCGATGGCGTTCAAGGGTGCCCATGACCGGGCATTCCACGACGGCCTGCATCAGCGCGCCTTCAACGGCGGCTTGAACGCGCGTCATGTCGCCTTTATAGGTGCCGGAGAGCACCTGGCTTATTGTGGCCGGGCTGTAGCCGATGCGGCTTGCCACGGCCTTCTGGCTGCTGGCGGCGCAGGCCTCGCGAAGCATGTCGATCCAGGTGCTCATGCCTCACCCCCTTCAGGCGACCACACCACGCGCCTGGTGTTGGGGTCATACACCGCGCCGCGGCGCTGGATCACGGGCGCTTTGGGGCCGCTGTATCGGGTCTTGATCATGCGGTAGCGGGTGGCGCGGCCGCCGCCGCCTGATGAGGACATGACCAGGTATCCCGCGCGGTGCAGTGCTGCGACGTACCCATGGGCGTAGCTGCCCTTGATGTAGCAATCATCCGCGCATGCGGACTGCCACAATTCGAGGACACTGAACTCGCCCAAGATCCGCGCNGTGCGCCACAGGCGCTCGGCCTTGANGCCTCGGGTGACAATGGAACCGTCCTCCCGCACGCGCGGTGCATCCGCGCCGGGATCTTTAACCAGGCGGTATTCGCCGTGAATGTGGGCCTCAAGGAACCCGGCGGCGACCAGGCCACTGACGAACTGCCCCAGGGCGCGCTCGCTCATGCGGACGTAGCCGCGCAGCTCAGGCAGGCTGAATCTGCGCAGCTCGCGGACCACGCGCCACACGCCGTCGCGGTCGCGCGGGACGATGGACTGGGCGGCCTTGGCGATGGACAGGCGGGTCATGACACGCGCCCCCGGACCGGGGCCTGGCCGGTGTAGAGGTCGCGCTTGCCCCACTGCCGGTCGCTGACCGTCTGCCAGCCCGCGGCGCGGGCCTCGTTGGCGACGCGGTCCAGGTTGACTGCTACGCGGCGGGTGATGCCACGGCTGGCGGCGATGATGCGGTCCAGCAGGTCGTCCTCGATGCTGATATCGGGGTAGACGGCGGCCAGCATGCGGGCGTCATTGGCGTCGCAGAGCTGTGCGGGCTGCCAGTGCAGGACGCGGTTTGCGAAGCGCTCCCATTTACCGAGCTTGACAGGCAGGCTTTCCTCCCCCACCAGCAGGATCGCGCCGTGGCTGCTCTCGTAGATGTCGCGGATGACCTCGACTTGATTGCGGTCGATCAGGTAGTCGGCCTCGTCCACAATCAGCGGGCGGCCCGACAGGGCGAGCTGCTCGCTGACGCGGTCCACAGCCTCATAGATGGTCTTGGATTGTGGCAGTCCCATCTCGCGTTCCAGCGCGCCGAGCATGGCCTTTTTAGTCCAGGTGGACTTAAGTTCCAGGTAGTAGGCCCTCGACTTGTTGGCGCAGAACGCCGCCGCCATGCTCTTGCCGGTGCCGCTGGGGCCGTACAGGGCGACCATGCCTGGCAGGTGGTCGGGCCGGCGCATCGCGCGGTCGAGCGCGTTCCAGCAAAGTCCGACGTTTTTCAGGGGTGAAATGGCAAGCGTGCTCATGTAATCTCCGTTCTCTCTTTTTCGGGCCTTGGCCCATCCTGTTGACCGCGCCGGGGTGCATCCCGGCGCGCTACCTAGCCACCAGGCCTTGTGTGAAGGCCGGGTCGGCAAAAAACTCGTCCATCGACCGCTTCTCGTCGGTCCGCCCGTACCGCTGGAACCACTGCGCCTCGTCCTCACTCGCAGCCGCGCTGCTTCCTAGCGCCTGCCACAGGCGGTAGCGGCTGATGCTGTCCTCGGGCGGGGTGAACTCGGGCGTGTCGGCGAGCAGGCGCTTGAGCGCATCGGCTGCGGTGTCCACATGGACGCGCTCGGCGGTGGTAAGGGTGTGCATGTCCATGCTGAACAGGCCGTCCAGCGTGACTGCGTGCTGGTGCGCCAGCTGGATGTGCTCCACCGTGCGCCCGGTGACGGTCTCGATCTTGTCCGCCAGGCGCTTGACCTGCTGCCGCTCGCGGCGCTCCACGGCATCGGCGATGAAGCTGCCCGGCATGTAGGCGCTGGCGTTGCCGTCCTTCCGTGCCTCGCAGATCAGGCGGCCAGACAGGTCATGCACCCACACGCGGCTGGCGTCGCGCAGGTCGTAGTGCACCAGCACCTCGTCGTCGTGGTGGTGGCGCAATTCGTCGTGGGCGTAGCGGCGGTTGAACAGGCGCACCTCGCCGCGCAGGGTCTTGCGGGCGATGCTCGGCATCATCAGGCGGTCAAGCTGGGCCGGATCGACCGTGGCGGGCGCCCATCCCTCGTGGATATGGCGCTCAAGCGCCTCGTCTGGGCTGCATTTCAGCGTGGCATGAAGGCTGGCGTTGTATTCGGCGACCATGTCGGCTGCCAGGCTCAGGAAGGCGTCCCAGCCGACGATGGCGCGGTGCTGGACGCCCGCCTTGAGCGCCTGGCGCGTGATCTTGTGGACGCGCTGGGCGGCCTCCTTGTCCATGTCCACGCCGATGTATGTGGGCAGGCGCTTTGCAAGCCGCACCCAGACCTGGTTGAGGCGCTCCACCACGCCCTTGGCCTGGCTGTTGTAGGGCAGGGCGTGGGAGAGGGTGATACCCAGGCGATCCAGCACGCCGCCCACGGCCTGGTTGATGTAACCTGGGCCGTTGTCCACGTAGAGGACGGCGGGGATGCCGTGGGCGGCAATGCCCACACGCAGACCATCGAGGACGGCCATGGCGGACTCGGCCAGGTTGACGCTCCATCCCGTGATGCGGCGGGTGCGGATGTCCGCGTAGGTGGTCAGCTCGGGGCGGAATACCCGGTCCGGGTAGAGCGGATGCGCGATTTCCGCGTCGAAGGTGTGGCCGTCCGCGGTCCAGATGTCGTTCGGCATCAGGGTCTCGAAGGTGCGGCGGCGGAAGGGCTGGATGTTTTTCAGCTCACGCGCCCCCATGCGGCCCTGCTCGCGCGCCTCGGGGCTGAGCTTGTTCAAAAACCGGCGCACCTGATGGATGCTCGGCGCATCGCCGCCGTTCAAATCGGCCTTGAAGAGGCGATAAGCGTCCTCCACAGAGGGGCTGGTGGGGATCTGATAGCGCTTGAGGAACGCGCCAGCCCAGGCGGGCACGCTGAGCGTTTTTTTACGGCGTCCGGGGATCAGGGCGCCCTCGCCGAAGATGGCGAAGTCCTTGTGCCACTGGATCAGGCTGCGCGCGCTGACGACATGGCCATCACGCGGGCGGTCGTTTGCCTCCATGGCCATCTCGATCAGCGTGGCGTCAGCCTTGCCGGAGGACAGCAGCTCGGCCATGTGGCGACAGGCCGCGGTGATGCTCATGTCGCCATGCGCGGCCATGCGGTCGATGGCCCGACACAGCCCGGCGCGGGAAAATGCCGTCTTGAGCTGGTCGGTGGTGGCGTCATCCGGCTTCACATGCACGCGGGCGGGGAGCGTCCTGGCGGTCTCGACATGCGTGGCTATGGCCTGACGGCTCAACAGCGTCGCGCGGGTCTCCGGCGGGAGGCTGGTGATGTGGTATTCCTGCCCGCCGCCACGACCGGCGCGCTTGCGTGATTGCCAGTCTTCGCGGAGGGCCTTGTCGCGGACGCGACGATCCGTCCCCGGCAGCCCAGGCAGACCAGCCAACTCGGCAGATGTGCGCCATTCACTCATGATCGCCAGCCCCCATGATGCCCTTGAGCTGCTTGATCCTCTTGCTGGCCTCATCGCGCGACCGCTCCAGCCTTCCCAGCTCGGCATTCAGCGCCTCGCGCCCAATCAACAGGCGCCCGCCGCGCATGTCGGCCAGCCATGCGGTCAGGGCATGGCTTTCACACACCACCTCCAGCGCTGCGACAAGGTAGAAGGGCAGGTTGTGATCCTCGCGGGCGTCTGAGGCATAGGCGTCGAGCATGTTCTTGCTCACGTCCTTGCCGGTCAGCCGGCTGGCCCGCGCGGCNATTTCGTAGCGATCCAGCAGTGTGCCGCGCAGCATCTCGCTGGTCATGTGGGCGACATGAGCGCGGTAATCCATCGTCCCAGGCAGTTCAGGCGCGGGTGTCGGCACGTCGAAAAGATCGAGCGTGCGGGTGTCTTTGACTCGCGGCATGTCAGGCCTCCAGGCGCTTTTTTACGTTGCGGAGCGCGACAGGACGCTTAAACTGATCCTGGTAGCGCGATGGCCATATGTCTTCAGGTTTCACCCCGATGGCTTCTGCAATGATGGCCTCGCCCTTGGGCCACTTGCGCTCAATGGCGCGGCGCAGCGTCCCTGGGGATGCATAGCCCTGGTGGCGCGATAACGCTGAGATCGTCCACCCGTTCTTCTTGATCGCGGCGATGATGTCGGCTGGGTGCCAGTCGTAAGCGCCCGTTTTTTTGTCAGTCACTTTGGTCACTTCGCATTGCCTAACGTCAAATTCGATGAGTTAAATTTACCTCATCAAATTGAACGATGCAATGCTTTATTGAACGTCCGAGTTCAATTTGTTTTACGTCCGCGATCAATACTGTGAAAACCATTACATTTCAATGAGTTATATAAACATGGACGCATCAACAGAACTTGGACGCCAGCGTCCGAGTTTGCCAGACGAAGTCGGACGCTTCGGCGAGCGCCTGCGCTTGGCCATTGGTTCGCGAAGTCAGAGGGGGGTTTCTGAAGAAAGCGGCCTGTCATCAGGCACGGTGCACAATTTGCTGAGCGGGGGGACGCCCAATTTACTGAGCGCGGTTCTTCTTGCAGATGTGACTGGCGTCAATCTCGAATGGCTCGCAACAGGGCAAGGCCCTATACGACACGGGGATGCGCTGGAAGGCAGCGCTAGAGAGCCCGCGCAGGCTCGCGATGCGGGCGAATTCGCCACAGCCCCCTTCTACGACGTAGAGGCCAGCTGCGGCCACGGCGCATGGAACTGCGAGGAGAACATCGTCAACAGGCTGGCCTTCCGCCGTGACTGGCTGAGGCAGGAGGGGCTTGATCCCGCACACCTGGCCGCGATCCGCGCCCGTGGAGACAGCATGGAGCCGACCATCCATAGCGGCGACACGCTCCTGGTCGACCTGCGCGTGACCGCGCCCCGCGCCGACGGCATCTACATCATCCAGCAGGATGGCGGCCTGTCGGCCAAGAGGATCCAGCGCGCCCCGGACGGCACCATATATATAAGGAGTGACAACCCGGCCTATCGCGAGATTGTCATGAGCCCCGATGCGACGCTGAACATCATCGGCCGCCTCGCTTGGTTCGGCCGCCGCACACCGTGAAAACTATCGCGCAAAAAAAGCCCATCACATGATGGGCCGTGCAAAATGTTCATTTCTCACCCAGTCAATCAACTGACAACCAAACCGCCTCAACCCCGCATCCCACCGCAGGTTGCCGCAATTCTTCCCAATTCATCCCACCAC